TCCTTTTTCCTACACTTACATTTACTCAGTAACTCCTTATGTTTTAACCAATACTCAACAAACAACTTTGTTGGCTAATGGCATTAACTGGGTTGGTACAGGAGCAGAAGGTGGAATTAGCAATACGCTAGTTCAGGGTGGTACTTTTATGGATTTAAATCCATTTAACTACTGGTATTGTGTGGATTGGCTTTCAATTAATGTTGCTCAAGCTTTAGCTGCGGCAATTATTAATGGTTCTAATTTGCCAACAAATCCTTTGTATTACAACCAAGCTGGTATTAATACCTTGCAAAAGGTTGCACAAGCAACGGTAAATAATGGTATTTCGTTTGGATTGATTCTGTCACCTGCTAATGTAAATGCAATTCCATTTACTACTTATGTAGCTCAGAATCCGGGTGATTATGCAACAGGTACTTATAACGGCTTAAGCCTGACATTTGTTCCATTGCGTGGATTTACTTCCATTACGATCTACTTAACTGCAAGCAACATTCCAGTTTAAGGGGAAAATAAATGGCAAATCCACAAATTCAACAAGGTACATTAAATCGGCTACTAGCCAGCGTAGTCTATGCTGACTTCACTCAACTGAATGTCACATCAGGTTATCTGGCTAGAGAAGCTATTAGTTTGGCTTTTGATGGCGATACTTCCTTACTTATTGGCACTTTAACTGGAGCAGTAACCAGCCCAGAGCCATATATTTACGGAACTGTAACTATGCACTTGCTAAGAACTCAAGCTCTTGGTGAAGCATATAGCGAACAAATCCGTACTAATACCACTTTGGGTTCAGTAACAGTTTACCCAGACACACAAGTTTTACAACCATTCCAGCTAAACAATTGCGTTTTGATGAGTATTCAAGAAACTGCTTTTGATGGTACACAAGCTGGTTTAGTTGTTCGCTTGCGTGGTGTATATAACATTAACTCAACCCTATTTGCTTAAATAATGAAGGAATAAAAATTGAAAATTGATCGTAATCTGTCCCTTGTGATGCAGGTGCAGACTGAGAGTAATGGAACAGTTCATATTCATTCCACTTCTATCAGTCGATCTGTATTTGAACAATTTTATTTGGAATTAGGAAAAGTATTTAGTCAATGTTTTGATAGTATTAATCAGGCTCATTTAGCTTTATCTGCACCCCAGTTAGCCTACCCTGCTTTGAAGTCAATAGCGCAGAAGGCTGGCAACTGGGATGGTGTAGGTGGAGTTAAGTTTGGATTGGTAAATGAAATTATTCGTTTAACAAATGTAATGGTTAGTACAGAAAAAGGCTGGGAAACCATGCCTTTTGATATAGCAGTAAAGAATGAAATTCTTAATGAAGATGAAGAAGCTGAAGCAATTAGTTCTTTAGTTTTTTTTACAGCAATCTCCAAGGTTGCACCGAAGGATCTGAAAAATTCTTTCTTGGAGATGGCAGGTGCATTGAGAAGTTGGGAACTTACATTCTTGGAATGTACGGAGTACATGAATGGTTTGCCGACATTGACCAAGACAGAAAGTACTGGCAAGAAGGTGAAGGAATCATCCATAGTGTCTTAGATAATATTACTTACATAAATTTTGGCGAGTTTATGAAAGAAATAGGATTTAAATGGGAAGATGCTTCGGAATATCGCCAAAGGTATTTAATTAGGGCAATAAAGAATAAGAGTTTATTTTAATTACTAGGAATATAACATGACAGTAAAATCAGTAATTGAAATAGATGTCTTAGACGAAAAGTTTAAAGCTTTTAGTGCTTCTTTTGAAAAATATAAAAAGTCTGTTGAAGATCAATCCAAAAAATGGAAAGAAATTAACAAGACTTTAGAAGAAGCAGAAAAACGCCAAAAAGCATTTAATAAATCCATTCAAGATGGTGGAATTGCTTTAAAAAATGCTGTATCTGTTACAGCTTCAATTGCAGGAAATATGGCTTCAGCCGCTTTATCTGCGGCTAAATGGCTTACTTATGCTTCATTAGGCGGTGGATTTGGTCTTGGTGGATTGGCTGGATCAGCCAGCAATCTTCGTAGAGAAGCTACAGGTCTTGGTGTCAATTCAAGTCAATTAAGAGCCGCTAGAACTTATGGTGAGCCTTATTTGGGCGGTATTGAAGGGGTAATGTCTAATATTCAAAGACTACAAACTACCCTTACAGAACAATACAAAGTTGGAATTTTAGGTGGAAATTTAAACAAAAATGCTTTCCAAAATCTTCCAGATGTATTGACCAAAGCTAGACAGGCAATGAAGGATGCTGGTGGAAACATAGATATTGCCAGAGCCATGACACCCGGACTTTCTGATGTAATGGGTGAGGAACAGTTACAAACTGTTGGCAATATGAAGCCAGAAGAATTTGCAACACTTATAAATTCATTGCGTACTGGTGGCTCAAGAATGAATTTAGATGATGCTGATTATGAAACATGGCGTAAATTTTGGGTTCAATTAAGAGAATCTGGAAATGTTATTGAAGAATCATTGCTTAGAAATTTAAAAACATTAACTCCACAATTGTCTAATTTATCTAAAGTTATTGCAGACACCATTGACAACATTCTTAAAAGTAAAGAATTTGGCGAGTTAATGGATGCCGTAAACCAAGGAATTAAAGATTTTGGTAAATATTTAACTTCTGGTGAAGCTAAAGATGACATGAAAACATTTTTAGAAGCTTTAAGTCTTTTATCTAAAGCAATTGTTAATGTTGCAGAATTTTTTGGTTTAGCACCTAATAAATCATTACAAAATCAACCTACAGGATGGAATTGGTTTGGAGAAGCAAAGAACGCTGGATTTTCTGGAAAAGTTTCACAAGATAAACAAGGCGTTTCAATTGGTCAAGATATAAGCAGTAGGATTCAATCTGTTAATAATTCTGTTGTATTAAAGGGCGTTAATGAAAAATTAGCTCAATCTGTTCAGATGGCTGGATTAACTGCTATTAGTGGATATAGGTCAGAAGAACAACAAAAAGTTTTGTATGACGCTTGGATTGCTAACGGTAAAAAAGGTAATCTTGTCGCTAAACCCGGTCAAAGCTCTCACCAATTTGGTCAAGGTGTTGATGTGTCCATGTCAAGTTTAAAACAGTTTTTGTCTAAACATACAGAAGATGAACTTAGAGATCAATATAATCTATATAGACCTTATGGTGCAAAAGATCCTAACCATGTTGAACTTGTTAATCCTAATAGAATGGATCTTTATGTTCATTTTGATGGTCAAGCTAGTAAAGCTAATGCAATGGTAGGTAGACAATAATGACTTCTTTAGCTAAATCAGTATTTACAGCGGCTTATGAAATAGCCCCAATTTGGCTTGTTGGTGGGCTTGCTGACTATGTTGGTGGGTATGTACCAATTACTTTATTAACTGAAATAATTGATTACCCCGGACTTGTTAACAAAGAATTTTTTGCTCACTTTAAACCATTGCCGGGTGGCACATTGGCTAAATGGCAAGTAGCAGAATATCCTTTTGCTAACTTTGCAACTGCGGCAAATGCTGTAGTTCAACAGCCATTGGAAATTAGTATGTTGATGGTTTGTCCAGCACAAACAGGCGGTGGATATTTATTTAAACAAGCTATTTTAACAGCCGTACAATTTGCAATTCAAAAACATATTACAACTGGTGGAACTTTTACAGTTATTACTCCAGCTTTTACCTATGCAAACTGTTTGCTAACTGGTATTAGAGATATAACCCCTGCTGGCGATAAACAAGTTCAATATATGTTTCAATGGGATTTTGTTCAACCATTAATTACTACATCGCAATCTCAATCTGTTTTAGGAACTTTAATGGATAAAGTATCAAATGGATTGCCAACAACAGCAAGTTGGACATCACCATTATGACAACATTAATTAATTTTGATCCTACTCCTTTTGCAAATTTTCAATTTAATGTAACTTTAGATGACATTAACTATATAGCTATTTGTACTTGGAATTTGTATGGCGAAAGGTATTACATTAATATCTACAATAACAATGGCACTTTAATTGTTACAAATCCAGTTATTGCTTCTCCAGATGACTATGATATTAATTTGGTTTATGGGTATTTCATTGCTTCAAAAATAGTTTATAGGCTTAGTAGCAATAATTTTGAGATAAGCCCATGAGATTTTATGACATTACCATTACTCCACCATTAGAAGAACCAAGCCGATTTAATGCTTTTAGCTTTAGTTCACAATCAGGACTTGGATCAGATAATTACTCTTGTCTTAAAGTAGATTTAGATATTTATCAAAATGCGTATCATCAATATGCTTCCAATGGTTATGTAAGGGTTTTTGGTGTAAATCTAAAAGATTTAGGTCAAATTGGAAATTACAATCCAGTAATTACTTCAGACGGAAGAAAAGTTCAACTTTGTGGAATTACAGTTCAAATTGGAATGTCTAAGGGTTTACCCTATGCAAACCCTAAACAAAGAGGAATAGTTCTTCAAGGTGCAATTATTCAAGCATTTGCAAACTGGCAAGGAACAGAAGTTACTTTAGATTTAGTAATTGTTCCGGGTTATGTTGATCCAAACGCATTGAGTAACATTTCTTTTGTAATGAAAAAGGGTCAAGAGCTAACTGTTGCCGTAACGCAAGCTCTTAAAACTGCTTATCCAACAACGCCTGTAAATGGCTCATTTAGCTCTGGATTGGTATATACAGAAGATACACAATCTCAAAACTTTGATTTATTAACGCTTTCAAGCCAAATAAATCAAATTAGCAAAACAATTAAAAAAGACCCTACTTATACAGGAGCAGTAATTACTTCTACCGCTGAAGGATTTTTTTTAACTGATTCTGCCATTACTCCAACAGCTACTCGTCAAATTGCATTTACTGATGTAATTGGTAATTTAACTTGGCTTGGTATTAATACCATACAAGCTAAAGTAGTCATGCGTGGTGATTTAAATATTGGGGATTACATTTCTTTTCAATCAGGAATACCTGTTTTAAATGTGGTAAATAATAATTCTCAATATAGAAATAAAATTTCATTTAATGGAGTATTTTTTATTACCAAATTACACCATGTTGGAAGCAGTAGACAGGCTGATGGAAATGCTTGGGTAACAATTATTGAAGCAATTATTCCTAATTTACCAATAAGTCAAACATGACAGCCGAACAAAAAACGCCCTTTGCGGTATCAATAAGCAATTTTGTTCAATCTCAATTAGAACAAAATAGGCAAACCTTTGGCTGGCAATTACCTTGCAGGGTAATAGCTGTTGATGGAGCAATTGTTACAGTTAACTTTGAAATTGATACAGGCGGTAAATACACTTTTTCACCTGTAACTTGCCCAATAGCCCAATCAACTTATGTACGGCTACCTGTGCAAATTGGTGACTTGGGTATGTGTATATCTGCTGATGCAAGATTAGGCGGTGTAACAGGTCTTGGAGTAAAAGGGGCATTATCCCCTTTAGGACTTCCATTTAACCTTGGTGCGCTTGTTTATGTGCCTTTGGGGGCTACTGATTGGTCAGAAGTTGATCCTAATGCAGTAAATATTAATGCTCCTAACGGAGTAGTGCTTAGAGATACAAATAATCTTTGCACCATTACTTTATTGCCTACAGGAGTTACAGTAGTTCGTGGAGTTACCCAGATGGTAATTAATGATGCTGGAGTTACTATTACTGGAAATTTATTGGTTCATGGTTCAATTACTGGTGATAATGGATTCCATATAACGGGTGGAACTGGTGCTACTATGCAAATTACTGGAGATATTCAACAAACTGGTGATTACACAAGTACAGGCACACTTACCAACAATGGAAAAGCTGTCGGAAGTACGCATACTCATGGTGGCGTACAAACTGGTAGCGGAACTACAGGAACGCCAACATGAGAACTTATGGAGTAGATCAATCAACAGGTCAATGGGTAGAGGTTTTAGAAACCAGTTATATATGGTTGGCTACTTTGGCTCAAACTTTAAGGCTGAATCAAGGGGAAAGCCCTTTTTATGCTAATTATGGAATCCCAGCACAAAACTCTGTATATACACAAATTCCGCCTGATCTAGCTGTCAATAGAACGCAAACTCAATATGCTCCATTTTTTGCTAATTTGACTGTTGTAAAACAACAAAATACACTAAACCCAACTTATAATATTAGTGCTGTATTCCAAAATGGAACAATAATTTCTTCTACGGTGGCTACTTAATGGCAACAATAACTACTGCTGGAGCAATACCAGCTTCACCAACAGATTTATTAAATGCTGAAATTACAGCGGCAACAGCTTTAGCACCCGGTTTAACAGCTAATCTTCCCGGTTCTTTGGTAGAAGATATGGCTTCAACTGCGGCTGGTGCAGTAGTTGTACAAGATCAAGCTTTTGTAGATTTGGTTAACTCTATTAGCCCTGCAACTGCTAACCCTTCAATTCTTTATCAATTGGGGCAAGTCTATGGTGTCGAACAAGGTCAAGGTTCTAATACTTCCGTTTTTGTTGTGTTTACAGGTCTTGCTGGTTTTGTTATTCCTATTGGATTTACTGTATCTGATGGTACTTATCAATATACAGTTCAGGATGGTGGAATTATTGCTACTTCTGGACAAACTACTCCACTTTATTGTTTAGCAACAGTTCAAGGTTCTTGGGCTATTCCAGCGGGAACTGTTACTCAGGTTATTACTTCTGTTCCAGCAGGATTTACCCTTACAGTAACTAATCCTGATGATGGATTGCCCGGTTTAGAAGCTCAAACAATTGCTTCATACCAAGCTCAAGTAGTTCAAGCTGGTATGGTTACTTGTCAAGGTGTACCAACTTTTATTAAAACTCGTTTACAAAAAGTTATAGGGGTTCAAGCTAGGCTGATTTCAATTAGATTAATTACTACTAATGAGTGGGAAATTATTTGTGGTGGCGGTGATCCCTATGAAGTGGGTCATGCTATTTTTGCTAGTGTTCCAGATATTTCTAATTTAATTGGTTCTACACTTTCTGTTACTGCAATTACTACTGCAAATCCGGGTGTCGTAACTACTGATTTAAATCATGGTTATGCAACAGGTCAAGTAGTCACCATAGCTGGTGTAGATCCTGTTTGGTTTGATAATGATTACACCATTACTGTTATTAGTGAAAAATCATTTAGCATTGGCGTAAATACAACAGGTCATGCTTATGTAAGCGGGGGTGTTGTAACGCCAAATTTACGAAATATTACAACATCTGTAGAAGATTATCCTGATGTTTATAACATTACTTATGTAAATCCACCATCACAAACTGTTAGTGTAGTAATTACTTGGAATACTATTTCAACTAATTTAGTGTCACCAACTGCTGTAGCGCAATTAACAATTCCTTATATTGTTGCTTACCTTAATAGTATTCCTGTTGGATTTCCAATTAATACTTATGAATTGCAAGATACTTTTCAGAACGCAGTAGCTCCAATTATTCCACCAAGTCAAGTATCTAAAATTGACTATGTAGTGACAATTAATGGAATAGCAACTGCACCAACAGCAGGTACATTGCTTATCTATGGTGATCCTGAAAGCTATTTTTCTACTAATGATTCATTGGTAACAGTAGTTCAAGGTTAATATGTTGACCCAAGTACTTCCTTCCTATTTATATCAACAATATACACAAGATCCGTATAGCGAGGATTTACAGGCTTTTTTTACTGTTTACAATACTGAATCACAATCTAGATTAGATGCTACTAATAACTTAAATTTGCCTATTTATACAAAGCAAATAGCACCTTTATTGGATTGGACAGCTTATGCAATTTATGGAGAAATACGACCAAGCCTTGGTTCTCCTGCTCAGTTTTCACCATTAGGTGTATATGACACAGTTCCTTATGACACTACTGCTTATACGCAAAACATAACAACTGGTTCAAATAATTATTATATTGTTGACGATGATGTTTTTAAGCGTATTTTGACTTGGAATTTTTATAAAGGTGATGGATTTCAATACACTACAAGCTGGCTAAAGCGTAGAGTTAAAAGATTTTTGCTTGGTGTTGATGGAGTTGATTTTTCAATAGAAAATACTTTTGAAATTGGGGTAACTTATTCATCAGGTAATGCTATTGAAATTACAATACCAAATTATGATATTTCTCCTATATTTGAATCTGCATTGCTTTCTGGAGTTTTACATATTCCATTTCAATATATTTATTCAGTAAATATTTCTTCAGGGGAAATTCCTTGGGAAAATAATGCTAGTGCAATTATTGGGTGGGAAAATGATACCCCTACTCCCGTAATTTGGTATACAATTATTTAAAGGAAAATATTTATGACAGTTCCGTATATATTTGCAACTGCTACTACAACTATTCCTTTATCAGAATTAGATATTAATTTTGCTACGCCAATAACTTTAGGTTCTCAACCTATGATTTTGGGTGGTACTTATACAACTATAGCAGGGTTAACCCTTACTGCACCTGTATTGGGAACTCCAGCATCAGGAAATCTTTCAAACTGTACTGGAAGTCTTGCAAGTTGTACTGGATATACCTATGCTAATTTGGCTGGAACAGTACCAACTTGGAATCAAAATACATCAGGAAATGCGGCAACTGCTACAACTGCTACAACTGCTACAACTGCTACAACTGCTACAAATGCTACAAATTTAATTACAACAAATTTTTCGATTAAACAAATAAGTGGAAAACTTTATTTTTATAATGGGGTTACACAA